TCTGTTAGAGTTATAAGTGCAACTGATTATGGAGAATATGAAGTAACACAGGGAACTAGCTTTCTTGGTGTAACATTTAATATAGAGGTAATAGCATAATGAAAGTAAAAATTTTATTAGGAAGTAACTTTCCTTTAGATAAAAAAGATAAAAGAGTAGAAGCAGGAGAAGTTTTAGACTTGCCTGACAAGATAGCTAAATCACTAATCAAGAATAATGCAGCAGTTAAGTTTGATAGTAAAATGGCTAAAGAGGAAGAAGAATAATGCCAACTTTTAATCATGGAAAAAATGCAGTAGTTTTATTAGATAATACTAATTTATCTACAACATTAACAGATGCAGCTTTATCATTAACAGCAGATGTTGCTGAAACATCTACTTTTACAGCTACTTCAAAAACCTATGTAGCAGGACTAAAAGATGGTACTGCAACACTTTCAGGATATTTTGAAAGTTCAAGCCCAGATTCAGATGCAGAGTATTTAGCTCAACTTGGTGGATCTGGGGCAGCATTCTCTATAGCCCCAATAGGATATACAAGAGGGAATGCTGTATCTTTTGGAACAACTATTGGAACATCTTATGATAGATCAGCAGATGTTGGAGGAGTTGTTTCTGTAGCAGTAGCATTTCAATTTGATGGAGATGCTTATAATGGTAAAAGTATGGTTGCTCCTGCAACTTTTACAAGTACATCTACTGAAACATCAGTAGATTTTGGAGCAGCAGGTACTAATGGAGGAGGTGCAGTTCTACATGTTACAGCAGCAAGTGGATCTAGCCCAACATTAGATGCCAAAATACAAACAAGCACAGATAACATTAGCTTTAGTGATTATATAACTTTCACACAAGCAACAGGAGTTACTTCTGAGCTTAAAACAAGTGCTGTTAATCCTGCTAGGTATGCTAGAGCAGTTCTCACAATAGGAGGAGGCTCTCCTAGTTTTACTGTAGCTGTAGGATTTGCACAAGGATAAATTAAGGAAAATAGGAGAAAGATAAATGCCAACATTTACACATGGAAAGAATGCAGCTTTTAAAATAGATGATTCTGGAGGTACATTAAGAGATATTTCTAATGTTCTTACAGATGTTGCTGTTTCAAGAACTGCTGATGTAGCTGAGGTTTCAGCATTTTCTAATAGTTCTAAAGCTTATGTAGCAGGACTTAAAGATGCAACTATAACAATCTCTGGCTCTTTTGATGCAACTGTTGATGGTTACCTTAAAGGAATACTAGGTGCTGAGGGATCTTTTGAGTTCTATCCAATTGGAACTACAGGAGGAAATCCTAAAGCTTCTGGAGAATGTATCATGACTAGTTATGATAGAACTCCAGATGTAGGAGGAGCTGTTAATTTTTCAGCTGCTTTTCAAGTTTCTGGAGATGTAACTGAGGGAACTGCTTAAAATAATACTTAAGTAATTCACAACAGAAAGAGGTTATCATGAAGAGACTTAGCTTAGATGATATATCTAATGTACCATCTCTACCTGAAAAAGAGATAGAAATAGAACAATGGAATGCCTCTGTATTAGTTACAGGTTTAACTAAAGCAGATGCAGTAGAAATTAATGAAATTTCTGAAGTTGAGGGAGTAAGAGATGAAGTTCTCTTTGAGAAACATTTACTTCTTAAAGGATTAAAAGATCCACAGCTTGATAATTTAGAACAAGTTGAGGATTTTTATAGTAAAGCTACTCCTCAAATAGTAGATAAAATTCTTATAGGTATCTATAGGTGTATGGCTTGGACTAAGGAGGATCAGAGAGAAATCTCTGAACAGTTTCCAGAATAACACAGAGTTGGCTTTTGAATTTAGACTAGCTTTAGATTTAGGGATGACTGTTGATGCTCTTAGAAAAAATATGAGTATGCAAGAATTTGAGTCTTGGAAGTTATACTACATAGATAAGAACAAAAAAGAGCAGAAAGCAATCACAGAGGCTAATGCTAGAGCAAAACTGAGGAGATAAGTAAATGGCTAGAACAACTCTTGAAATGTTTATCAAGATTGTTGGTGCTAATAAAGTATCAAAGGCATTAGACAATGTATCTAATAGTGCAAAAAATACTCATAATCAAGTAGAAAAGAATAAAAAAGCTAATGCTCAATTTTCAGCAGGAATGTCTGGACTTGGTGCAACAGCTATTGTTGGTGCTGCAGGTTTAGCAGCTAAATCTCTTTTAGATTTCTCAATATCTGCTATACAAGCTGCTAGTTCAGCTCAAGAAGCAGCAGGAGCTTTTGGAACAACTTTTGCAGGAGCTGCTGAAAAACTTAATGAAGAAATTGCAAAGAATGCAAACTTATTTGGATTAACACAAGCTGAAGCTCAACAATTAATAAGTGTTTTTGGTGCTGTAGCACAAGGTATGGGTTTCACTCAAGAGGAATCAGCAGACTTATCAGCAGACTTATTTAGCTTAGCAGGAGACATAGCCTCATTTAATAACATTACAGCAGGAGCAGAGCCAGTTCTAAGAGCTTTCCAATCAGCAATAGTTGGAGAAAGAGAAGCTCTTAAAACTTATGGTATAGCAATATCTGAAGCTGAGGTACAAACTAAAGCTTTTGAAATGACTGGAAAGACCTCTGCTGATGCACTTACTAGACAAGAAAAAGCATTGGCAACAAGTGAACTCTTATTTGAAAAAGCTGCTGTACAAATAGGAAATGCTGAAAGAGAATCTGAAGGATTTGCTGCTCAAATGTTAGTAGCTAGATCCTCAACTCAAGAACTAAGAGAGGAACTTGGAGAACAATTACTTCCTGCTGCAGGAGAAATTGTAAAAATATTTAATGTAATTAGAGATGAATCAACTCCGGGTTTAATAGCTAGATTTGCTGATTTAAATCTACAAATATTAGGAACTATTGAAATTTTTAGAATCTTGAGAGAGACTTTAGGTTTTGGAGATAAAGAAACTGAAGAAAGTATGCAAACTGTACATAATTACACTACAACTTGGAAAATTGCAGGTAAAGTTTTAAAGGCTTTTGGTTTAATATCTACAGCAAATACAAAAATTGAAAAAGCTCATCAAGAGCAATTAGAAGAAACAAAACAAAAAACTCTTGAATATCATATTGAAATGGGTAAAGCAAGGGGAGAAATAGAAAAGCAAAGACTAGCAACTCTTAAATCTGATGTTCAAACAACAAAAATTTCAAGAACTTTAGAACAAAAATTAATACCTGTATTGGGAGAACAAAATAGATTAATTGCTGAAAATATAGATTTAGAAATAGATAGAAATAAAATTTTAGGTTTGTTGAACTCTGCTAATGATGATCTAGAAAAAGCTGAAAATGATAGAGCTAAAGCATTAAAAGATGTTGAAGAATTACAAATAGCTGAGAATGTTGCTGATGCAAAGGCAGCTAAAACAAAAGCAGAATTACAAACAGAAATAGCATTATTAACAAAAGCTGAAGAAGATGGGAAAGATGTTGCTATTGATTTAGCTTTAGCAAGAGCAAACTTAGCAGAAGCAGAGTTTGAATTGGCTAATGAGTCAGATAATTTAGTAAGAGCAAGAGAAATTTTAGAAATAGCAGAAGATAATTTAACAAAAGCTATTGATAATCAAACTGAGGCATTTCAAAGAAGAAATGATGTTTTAATAGATTCTTTAGATTTAACTGCAAGACAAGTTATAGAGAATCAAAGATTAGCTGAATCTTTTCAATTAACTCCTGAAAGATTAATTGGCTTACCTGTAGGAGCTCCCAATCCAATTTTTTCTCCAACAGATGTTCCTAATATTCCTGTACAGGATTTCAGTACTAGACTTGTTGCAGGTAGGCAACAATTATCAACAATAGATTTTAATTTAAATTTAACTGATGCTATTGGAGAAATTATACAAAAAGAAAATATAAAGATTCAAGAGAGAGGCAACACTTTTGTTCTTGAGGAATAAAATATGTCTGTAGCTTTTGATTCTAATGTAGATTTAACTGTAGAGATTGGATTTGCTTCTAATCCTTATGATACTTCTTATACCTATACAGATGTTTCAGCTTATGTTTTAAAAATAGATATTAAAAGAGGTAGGCAACAAGCATTATCAGAAATAGGAACAGGAATTGCAACAGTAGTCTTTGATAATCAAGATAGAAGATTTGATCCAACAAATACTTCATCTCCTTATTCTCCTAATGTAGTTCCTAATAAACCTATAAGAATCTCTGCTGTATATGATTCAACTACCTACAGGCTATTTGAGGGCTTCATAGAGCAGTTTCCACAGCAGTTTGTGGCTTCTGGTAACCAAAGTATCACAACTGTTACAGCATTAGATGCTTTTGCTTTATTTAAACTAGCAAGACATACAGGAGATGAATCACAGGAATTAAGTTCAGTAAGAATAACAAATATCCTAGATGAGATTGGATGGAGTTCTAGTAAAAGAGATCTAGCCACAGGAGTTCTTAATGTTCAAGCTGTTACAGATGATAATGATGCTCTAACAGCTCTGAGGCTTACAGCAAAAAGTGAGGGTGGAGAAATCTTTATAGCTAAAGATGGAGATGTTAAGTTCAATAACAGAAGAACTCAATTACTTACTCAAACTGTTAAAGGTACTTTTGGAGTTGGTGGAGGAGAAATACCTTTTAATGATGTTGCTTTGAACTTTGACAATGTTTTGCTTAGAAATGATTGGAGAATAACAAGAGTATCTGGTTCAGAGCAGACTGCACAAAATAGCTCATCTATAACTAAATATGGATCTAGAGTTGTAAAAAGAACAGGACAATTACAAACAAGTGATTCTGATGCTCTATCTGTTGCTAATCAGTTATTAGCTAAGTTTGGAGATGTAGGAGAGAGAGTTGATTCTATGGTCTTTTCTCCTAAATCTAATACTGCAATCTGGACACATGCACTAGGAGCAGAACTGTTTGAAAGATACTTAGCAAAAATTCCATTACCTAATGGAGATACTTTAACAACTACTGTTAATATACAGAGGATAGCACATAAAATAGATGCTAAGAATAAGACTTGGACTTGGACTATAAATACAAGCCCAGCAACAGAGTTAGGCTTTTGGTTACTTGGTTTAGCAGGTAACTCAGAGCTTCAAGAAACTACTAAACTAGGATTTTAAGGAGTAGAATAATAATATGGCTGCAGGAGCATGGAAAGATTGGGCAGAGGGAGAGCTAGTTACAGAAGCTCTTTTTCAAGATATTCAAGATAGTATAGCTTTTATTTATGCAAGTGAATCAGCTGCAAACTCTGCATTAACAAATAAAGTAGAGGGAACTCAGTTTTTTGATACTACTGATGATGTACTTAAAATCTGGAATGGTTCTGCTTGGTTAGCAGTTGCAGGTAATAGAGCATTATTAGATAGTGCTACAGCATCTGCTAGTTCATCTATTGCTTTAGATAACTTTGTAGATAATTCAACTTATTCTTATTATGAAATTGTAGGAAATGAGATAGTTCCATCCATTGATGGTGCTCAGTTTAGATTTAATTTTAGAGATTCATCTCCTGCTGATATAACAGGAACTTATAGAACTTCTGGTTATGGTGCTGCAGCTAATTTAGCAAGTAGCTTTTTTACAAGTAATAACTCATTAACAAATTATGGAAGACCAACAGTCTCTGATATGGGAGCTGCAACTAATGAGAGAAGTTCATTTATTGCACAACTTTTTCCTAATAATGCTGTAGATTTAGCAGTTTTAAGAACTTTTTCTAATTCTGTTGATACTAATGGCACATATTGGACAGCAGATCAACAGATATGGTTGCAGACTTCAACAGCAGTAAAAGGATTAGAATATTTTGCCTCTACAGGTAATTTAGCTTCTGGAGTATTTAAGGTATATGGAGTAAAACTATAATGGCACAAAGTATTGAGGAAATTAAAGCAGGATTAACAGCTCCAACTCATAAGAATGTAAATGGAGTAGATGTTGAGTTATCTGATGAAGAAGCTCAAGCAATATTGCAAAAATGGGCAGAGGCTGCTCATGAAATAGAAGTTGATAAAGAACAAAATGGGTATAAAGATAGTAGAAAAGCAGAATATCCACCATTAGAAGAGCAATTAGATTACATTTACCATAATGGTTTAGATGCTTGGAAAACAGATATTATTCAGCCAATTAAAGACAAATATCCAAAACCTTAAATTTGTCTTAGTGTTTAACTATCCTAGAATTATAGGAGGTTGAATAATGAAATCATTAAGTCAATACTCAGAACAGCAGGGCAAAAAACCTACAGGACAATTTGCTGCAACTAGATTTATCTTAGATAATCCAGAAGCAAGAGCAATATTCCTTAAAGTGGCTAAGGAAGCTGAAGAAGAGTATTTATCAGACATAATAGCAGCTCAATATTTAGTAGATAATTATAAACAATTTGAGCATCTTAATTACAACACAGTAAGAAGATACTTTAAGGATTACAGAGATGGCAGAATCAAATAACCTTAAAGAGTTTGCTAAAACTGTAAAAGATAGAGATCCAAGACAAACTAAAAAGAAAATACAGCATCCTAAAGGCTTTGAGCCATCAGCTAGTTTTAATCAAGCTACAAAATCAGGAGAGATAGTATCTCAACCTCAAAAATCAAACAATGTAGATTGGAAAGAGCAACTAGAGTCTTATTTTGGTAAAGATGCTCATAAATACAAAGTTCTGGAAAATCAAGCAGAAATTAGATATTGGGATATGGCAGGTAATCCTCCACAAAGATTATATTATTTTAAAGCAAAAATTGTTTCTAGTGAACAATATATGCCAGATGAAGATTTCAAAAAACTTCTTAAATTAGCTAGTAAAAAAAAGCCACTACCCAAGCAAAAAGTAACTAAAGACACTAAAACATATACAATCTGTTTAGCTGATTTTCAAATTGGTAAAGGTGGAACTGAGCAATCTGTTGAAAGATTTGTAAGTTATATTCCTAAAATTAAAAAACAAATAAAAGAATTGCAAAAGCATGAAACATTAGAACAGGTTTTATTTGCAGGATTAGGGGATTTGGTAGAGTCTTGTAGTGGTCATTATGCTATGCAAGAATTTCAAACTGAATTAGATGAAAGACAACAACAAAAAGTAGCAAGAAGAATGATTTATACACTAATCAAAGAAATAATGCCTTTATTCAAAAGAGGTTTAGTTGCTTTTTGTGGAGGAAATCATGGTGAAAGTAACAGAAAAGGTGGTAAAGCTATAACAACATTTGGAGATAATAAAGATGTTATGTTAGCTGAAGAACTGCAAGAAATATTTAAGGAATCTCCTGCATATAAAGATATATTAGATTTTATTATTCCAGAAAATGAATTATCTATAACTTTTGAAATTTCTGGAGTAGTAACCACAATTTTACATGGGCATCAAATGAAAAATGGAATCAATAGTCAAGCTAAATCTAGGAAGTGGTTATCAGATCAAGCATTTTCAAGAAATCCAATAGCAGATGCAGATATTGTTTTGCATGGTCACTACCATTATTTTTCAGCTTATGAGAGTTCTGATAGATTGATACTACAAGCTCCAACATTAGATTCAGGCTCAGAATGGTTTGAAAATACAAAAGGGGATAAATCTAGGGCAGGAATGCTAACTTTTGTAATTGGAGGAGAAGAGAAATGGGATTATATTAAGGTTATAAGGTAAATATGAAACTTGAAGTATTAAGATTTAATAGTGGTGCTGACTTTACTACAGGGCTTTTATTTGATGTAACAGACAATGTAAGGTCTTTTCTTTGTTACACATTAGAGGATGAAGCTAGAACAGAAAAAAAATGGGGAGAAACAAGAATCCCTGCAGGTACATATAAATTAACTCTAAGAAGTGAGGGTGGCTTTCATACAAGATATTTAGCTAAGTTTGGTGCAGAGTTCCATAAAGGAATGATTTATGTTAATGAAGTTCCAAACTTTCAATATATACTATGGCATATAGGAAATGATGATGATGACACAGCAGGATGTTTATTGGTTGGTAAGACTAGCCAAGATAATTTCATTGGTAATTCTACTACTGCATATAAAGAGATTTATCCACCTATAAGAGATGCAATACTATCTGGAGAGGAAGTATCAGTTAATTATATTGATTATGATGGCACAATAATTTCTAACAAAGCTAAAGATCATGTTGCAAATATTTCTCAAGTTTCTAAGAATCAGGAGGATATTATGAATATCTTATCAACAGAAATCAAACATCTTAAGAGTGAAGTAAAAGCTCTTAGACAAGCAATCATACTTAAAGGGATGCAAGTTAATTAATTTAACTCATTTACAATCATGAATATAAAATGTCATTCCTGTATGGAAAAACTAGAATTAATTAATAATGCTTTTGTATGTATTGTTAAAAAATGTAATCAATTTAAAAAAATACAAACAATGATAGAGGAGGAATAAGGTATGAGTGATGAGATGAAAGATATGCTTGAAAGAGCTGTTTGGACTTTCATTGAGGCTTTTATAGGAGCTTTAACTATATCTCCACTTGTAGGAGTAGATGCTAATGCTTTACAATTAGCTGCTATTTCTGGTGGTGGTGCAGCTTTAGCTGTTATAAAGACTTATGCAAAGAAAAAAATTAGCTAGAATTAAGATAGATTGTCTTTATTCAATGAAGAATCTAATTCTAATCTTGATTGATGGTCTTAGGTATTTGCTTAGGAAAGTCAAAGAAAAGATTTTTGAATTAGAACTAGAGGAGAACTAGCAATAGCAATCCTTTTGTATAAAAAAAGCAGGAGATTTGTATCTCCTGCTTTTTTGTTGAACAGGTAGGAGGTTGATTAGGGTTGCAATGATACACACTAAAGGGGAGTATATCTTTGAGAACTCCAACCTGCTCTTTATCAACTATAACAAAGCTTTGGAACAAATAATAAATTATTTTCATTTTGCCTAATTTTGTCATTGTTGTAGTTTATAGTGTTAAACACAAACAAATTATTTCTGTAGCTTTCAGAAAGAGATAATTGATTAGGATCTAAAATTAGAGGATTAGCTACACCTCATTAAACTAGGGTTAAAGCCTATTACTCCACAATGTTAAATGCTACTAAATTTAGTATTCTGGTTTTTGGGAGGGAGTGGCACAGGGTAAGTTCCACCTTTAACTTTCACAACAACAGTTGTTAAAAATAGCCCAAGCCTAGTAAAAGGGCTTGGGCTTATTAATCTAAATTTTTACTTTTAATGCTTGACAATGAGACAAATTTTTATTAGATTTATATTATAAGTATTAGTTGATTAGGAGATACAAATGATAAACTTTGAAAAATGGCAAAAAACATTAGCTAGTTATGAAGCTGAATTAGCAAATGTAAAGACAGAACAAAGAAAATCTGATTTACAAATGTTTATTACAGATATCAAAGAAATAATAGAAAAATATGAGAGCCAATAGGCTCTCATATTTAGTTGATTAGGAGATACAAAAAAATGACAAATGAACATAGTGAGTGTAATAAAGGGAAAACTTATTATCTTGAAAGTAGAGAATATTTTTACTGTAATAGTTGTCAACATTATGTACTTACTATTTATGAATAAAAAAGTTGATTAGGAGGTAATTATGATGATTCAAGAATGGATTTATCTAGGACTAGTTCTTTATGGAGTAGTTGCATTAATAGTAACAATATTATTTGTTTGGCTATGGGCAGAGGAAAAGCTGCTAGATAGTAAAACAGATTTTGAAACAAGATTGCACAAAGGAGAAATCCTTAGCAAAGAAAATATATTCTAATGTATCCACTTAAAAGAAAAAATAAATTTAATTGGTCTTATAAGTTTCTATATTGGAATGGGGATGAAAATGTAGTAAATCTTTTTACAATAGAAACAGATGAGGGTTTTCAAGTTGCAGAAAGTGTAGCTTGGGGAAATGCAACTTTTGATGGTTGCAATAAAATGAAATATATAGGAAAAAATAAAATGGAGGTTGATAATGGCACAAATGCCTAAGTTCTTAGAGGACTATGTAACTGTTGATGAGTTAATCAGCAGAATGAATAAAGAATATCCACAATGCAGATTAATTTCTGAGATGGTTGGATATGGAGAAGATTGGGTTATATTTAAAAGCTCATTCTATGAAACAAAAGAGGATACAGAGCCTAAAGCTGTAGCCTATGCAAAGCAAACAAGTAAAGACCATAATTCTTGG